CTTTCGTGTTACCGGGCATCAATTTTGAAGGGGGTGTATTTGTGGCCAGTGGGGGCCGAAAAAAGGCCGAGTTAACAAAAGAGCAGCGGATTCGGCAGGAGTACATGAGGATGAAGAAATTATTCTCAGCGCTTCCGGCGAACGAGCTGAAGTTTTGCGACCCGCTGCTGCAAAACGCCGCTTTCATGAAGGTCACGCTGGAGGATCTGCAAGTAGCGATCAATGAGAACGGCGTGACGGACAATTACCAGAACGGAGCGAACCAGAGCGGGACAAAAGCCTCCGCCGATCTCCAGGCGTATAACTCACTTGCTAAGGTTTACAATGCGCTGATGGACAAACTGAGCGCGAAGCTCCCGAAGGAAATCCGGAAGAGTCGACTGGCGGCGATGATGGATGAGTAAACCGGAGCAGGACTACATTCTGACATACTACCAACGGATCATGGACGGCACGGAGATGGTCGGCCACTGGATCCGCGAGTGGTATCAATATATCGTCAGCGGGCTACAGGAAAAGCGCTTCTATTTTGATAAGAAGAAGGCCAGCAAGGTGATCCGGTTCTGCGAAAACTTCTGCCGGCACCACGAAGGGCCGCTGGCCCCGAAGCTGATCAGGCTGGAGCTGTGGCAGAAGGCGATGCTTTCCGTGATTTTCGGCATCCTGGACGAGAACGGGGACCGGCAGTTCCGGGAAGTCTTCATTGAGATCGGCCGGAAGAACGGGAAGACGCTGCTGGCGGCGGCGATCGCGTCCTTCATGATGTACATGGACGGCGAGTACGGAGCCCGGGTATATTTCGTGGCACCGAAGCTGGACCAGAGCCGGCTGTGCTTCAACGCCTTCCAGCAGATGATCCAGAAGGAACCGGAACTGAGCGACATCACGAAGAAGCGGCGCACGGACATCTATGTGGAGTCCAGCAACTCCTCCGCCCAGCCGCTGGCATTCAGTTACCAGAAAAGCGACGGCCTGAACCCGCTGCTGACGGTATGCGACGAAATCGCGAGCTGGCCTGCCGGCGATCCTTCGCTGAAGCAGTACGAGGTTCTGAAAAGCGCCCTGGGCGCGCGCCGGCAGCCGATGCTGCTGTCGATCAGTACCGCCGGATACATCCGGGACGGTATCTTTGATGAGATCTTCCGCAGGTCCACCGCGGTGATCATGGGCACGAGCAAGGAAACACGGCTCGCGCCTTTTCTGTACCAGATTGACGATGTCGACAAATGGAACGACATCAATGAACTGAAGAAGGCTAACCCGAACATGGGTGTCTCCCTGGGCGTGGACTATATGCTGGAGGAGATTGCCGTCGCGGAAGGATCCCTGTCCCGCCGGATGGAGTTCCTGACGAAGATGGCGAACGTCCCGCAGAACAGCAGCCAGGCATGGTTGACGGCGCAGGATGTCCGGAAGTGCTTCGGGTACAACCTGACGCTGGAGGACCTGCGGCACTGCTACGCGCTGGGCGGGATCGACCTGTCCCTGGCGGTGGACCTGACGGCCGCGGTGATCGTGGTCGAAAAGGATGGAATCAGCTGGTTCGACGTGATGTTTTTTATGCCGGAGAACAAGGTGGAGGAAGCGTCCACGCGGGACGGCCTGCCCTACGAGATCTACCGGCAGCGGGGGCTGCTGACGGTCTGCGGGGCGAACACGGTGGACTATCACGCAGTTCACGACTGGTTCCGAATGCTGGAGCACGACTACGAGATCCTGCCGCTGAAAGTCGGATATGACCGGTACAGCGCGGCGTACCTGGTTCAGGATATGCAGGCAGACGGCTACGACATGGAGAGCGTTTCCCAGGGGAGCAACCTGACGGGCGTGCTGATCGACATGGAGGGCATGATCAAGGACGGGCGGCTCCGGTGCATCAATGACAACGACCTGATGAAGATCCATATGCTGGACGCGGCGCTGAAGTTTGAGGAAGGCACCAACCGGCGGAGGCTGATCAAGATGAACCAGCGGGCGCACATCGACGGGATGGCGGCGCTGAGCGACGCGATCTGTATGCGTCATAACTACTATGAAGAATTGCAGGGTCGGTTAAGCAATGAGAGGTGAAGAAAATGGGACTGATTGACCGGATCTTCGGGAGGCCGAAGGCGACGCAGACGCAGGACAGCGTTTTCCAGACGCTGACGGCCTATTCTCCGGTTTTCACGTCGTGGGGCGGCCAGATCTACGAGTGCGACATGGTCCGGGCCGCGGTGGACGCCAGGGCGCGGCACGTGTGCAAGCTCCAATATTCCATGAAGGGGAGCGCGCGGCCGAAGCTGTGGACGGTGACCAGGTCAAAGCCGAACCCGTGGTACACCTGGTCGAAGTTCCTTGAACGGTGCTCGAACATCTACGACGTGCAGAACAACCTGTTCATCGTGCCGATCCTGGACGATATGGGCGAGGTTTCCGGGTTCTACCCGGCGCTTCCGAGCACGTGCGAGATCGTGGACCACGGCGGGGAGCCCTACCTGAAATACACCTTTGTGGGCGGGCAGAAGCGATCCGTGCCAGTGCGCCGGTGCGCGATCATCACGAAGCACCAGCTGACGGACGACTTCTTCGGAGAGAAGAACACGGCGCTGCGGCCGACGATGGAACTGGTGGACATGGTCAACCAGGGTATCAAGGAGGGCGTGAAGAACGCGGCGACCTACCGGTTTATGGCCCAGCTGAACAGCAAGGCCTACGACGAAGACCTGCGGAAAGAGCGGGAGCGGTTCGACCGGAACAACTTCCAGACCGGAGGCGGCGGGCTCCTGCTGTTCGGCAACCAGATGACGAACATCAAGGAACTGAGCCAGCGGAACATTACGGTGGACCCGGCGCAGATGAAGCAGATCAAAGAGAACGTCTGCGACTATTTCGGCGTTGGCGAGAAGGTGATCCGGAACGAGGCGACCGGCGACGAGCTGGACGCCTTTTTCAATGGCTCCATCGAGCCGTTCGCGGTGAAACTGTCCGAAGGCATGACGCAGATGACGTTCACGGAGCGGGAGATCAACGGCGGGAACGCGATCACGTTCACGGCCAACCGGCTCCAGTATATGGCCATCGGGCAGAAGGTGAGCATGGCGAAGGAGCTCGGCGACCGGGGCGTGCTGCTGATCGACGAGATCCGCGAGCTGTTCAACTACGAACCGCTGCCAGACGGCGCCGGCCAGCACGCGCCGATCCGCGGCGAGTATTACATGGTGGACGAAGGCAAAGACGGAGGGAACGAGGATGAATAAAGAAGTACGGAGCCTGGAGTTTGAGATCCGGGCGGAGGACACAGGGAACGCCGGCCGGGCCGGACGGATTACCGGCACGCCGATCGTGTTCAACCAGGTGACGGATCTGGGATGGATCCGGGAGGTCATCGAGCCCGGCGCGCTGGACAACACGGACCTGAAGGACGTGCGGTTCCTGGTCGGGCACGATACGAATGGCATCCCGCTGGCGCGGAGCCGGAACAACAATGAAAACAGCACCATGCAGCTGACGGTCACCGAACGCGGCATGGAGATCCGCGTGGATCTCGACATTGAGAATAACCCGCGGGCAAAAGAGCTTTATTCTGCCGTGAGCCGGGGCGACATTACCGGGATGTCGTTCATGTTCACGGTTGATAGAGACGCATGGGACGACCTGGAAAGCGACCAGCCGCTGAGGCGTATCCGTTCGATCGGGCGCGTTTTTGAGGTGAGCGCGGTGACGTTCCCTGCGTATGAAGGCACGGACATCCAGGCTGCTTCCGCAGACTCGGCGCTGGAGAGCGTACGGGACTCGCTGGAAAGCGCAAGGCAGCAGCTGGCGAACGAACGGGCCAAGGAAGCCGAGATGGAGCGCCGGACGGCGGTCTTGGACTGGCTGGAAAACTACAAGAAGGAGGAAAAGCAAGATGTTTGACTTTTCCGAACTGAACGGCGAGCAGCTGCTGGCAAGAAAGCAGGAGCTGCTGGACGATCTGGAAACCCCTGAAAAGCGGGACGAGATCGGCGCGGAGGGCATGGAGGCCCGGCAGGCGGAAATCCTGGCGATTGACGCTGAAATCAAAGCCCGCAAGGACAAGGCCGACGAAGAAAAGCGCCAGGCCGAAGAAGCCGCCAAAGAAGACGGCGAAAAAATCGTAACGGAGGATAAACGTATGAATTTTGAAATCAATTCTCCCGAATACCGGGAAGCGTTCCTGAAGAACCTTCAGGGCAAGGAAATCACCGCGGAAGAACGTGACGCGCTGTCTCACGGCGATTACGCCATCCCGCAGGAAACCGCCAACAAGATCTGGGGCAAGATGGAACTGTACCCGCTGCTGAACGCCATCGACGTGATGCACATCCCGGGTACCGTGGTCCTGCCTGTTGAGGGCACCGTGAACAACGCCGCCGTCGTCGCGATGGGCAGCGCTGCCACCGATTCCGCCGACGCCCTGGCGAAGGTTTCCCTGGGCATCTACAAGATCATCAAGACCATCGAGATCACCGCGGACGTCGCCGCGATGGCCGTGCCAGCCTTCGAGGAATGGCTGGTTGACCGTCTGGCCAACAAAGTCTTCCGGAAGATCTGCGACCTGGTCGTGGTCGGCACCGGCACCAACACCCTGACCGGCCTTGCCACCATCACCGCGATGACCACCGACTACACCAGCACCGGCGTCACCTATGACGACCTGCTGGCCATCGTGGCGGAACTGCCGTCCGAATACCTGCCCAACGCGAAGTGGCTCGTATCCCGCGAGACCTTCTGGGTCGGCATGAAGGGCCTCAACTCCTCCAGCGACGTGCGCGTGGTCAACACCGACGTGGGAGCTCCCGCGGCGTACAACGTTCTGGGCTTCCCGGTCATCATCGACGACAATGCCAGCACGGACATCTACTTCGGCGACCTGAAGGAAGGCTACGTCCTGAACTTCGGCAAAGACGTCGAGATTGCCCGCGATGAATCCGTCGGATTCCGCACCGGCTCCACCGTGTTCCGCGGCATGGCCCTGTGCGACGGCAAGCCCACCGGTATCGGCATCGTCCGCTGCGAACAGGACTCGTAACGGCTGCCCTTAAACAGCTCTCGCTGGGCAGCGCGGTCTTGACGCCCGCTTTCGATCCGGATGTGACAGAATACACCGC